TCTTGGCATGGGCGCACCCCTCACAGGATCGATTGATCGCCGCCTGCTGTTTGCTCATCAGGACCAGCATCGGGTCCCGGAACTGCCATTTGCATAGGTCGACCATCAGAACGCCTCCACGGACCAGCCGCCGCCGTCCTTCTTGGCCCGAGCCTTCACCGCGATAAACTTGAACGGATACATGTCCGCGGCGATCTTGATCTTGGCGCGGGCGTCGTCCTGCCAGAAGCCCTTCACCTCGTGCAGCTCGATCTGGCCATCTGGTGCCATGACCGCGAAATCGGGCGTGTAGAAGGTGTTGTCTGCCAGACGGAACTTCATGCCTTCGAACTTGTGCCAGAGAATGCCGCCCACGGCCTGCAACTGGCCCAGGTAATCGGCATATGCTTGCTCGGTCTTGTTGAGCTGGCCTGTCTTGAGGCGGCCCAAGGCGAATGCGCAGTTCGTACTTGCTCCGGGAAATGTTGTCATCGTCAGTCCCTCAATTGGCTGTATTTCGGTTTCGGCTTGAACTGCACGGCGTTGCGCGCTTCGGCCACGGCCTGCTGATCCGCATCCAGGAATCGGGAGTGCTGCCCCTGGAAGGTCAGGAAGACTTCGCCCAGCGGGCCCATGCGCTGCTTACGGATCAGGATCTCGGCCAACCCCTTGAAAGGGCTGTCTTCGTGGTAGTAGTCGTCCCGATAGACCATCAGCACCACGTCGGCGTCTTGCTCGATCGCACCGGATTCGCGTAGGTCGCTGAGGATCGGCCGCTTGTTCGGGCGCTCCTCGACCTTCCGCGACAGTTGGGACAGGACGATGATCGGGCAGCCTAATTCGCGAGCCAGCAGCTTGATCGCGCGGGTGATTCCGCCCAGGTCTTCGTTCCGGGTGGAGCCCTCGCCCTGCATCAGCTGCAGGTAATCGATGACGATCAGATCCAGCCGCCCCTGGCGCTGCTTGACCTTGCGCGCCGCCAGGCGGATCCGCGCGACGTTGGCTAGGCTGGGATCGTCTGCGATGATCAGGCTCTGGTTCTCCAGGATTTGGATGGCGTGAGTCAGCCGCGGCCAGTCGCCTTGGTGCAGTTTCCCGGTGCGCAGGCGCTGGGTGTCGATAGCGCCGTAGCGTGCAATCGAACGCTCAGCAAGCTGGGCCGCAGCCATTTCCAGGCTGATCACCAGGGCAACGCCCTCATCCTCGGCCACGTTCTCCGCGATGTTGATCGCGAACGTCGTCTTGCCCATCGAGGGCCGGCCAGCGATGATGATCAGGTCGCCGTCTTGGCAGCCGCTGGTCTTCTCGTCCAGATCCGCAAACCCGGTTGGCAGACCAGACACGCCGCCCTCGCGCTCCGAACGTGCCTCAAGCTGCTCAAGCACGTTCCGCAGCAGCGCGCCGACCTCCACCGGATCGCGGCCCGCGGTGCGAGTGTCCGCTAGCGCCATGACCAGGCCAGTCGCGCGCTCCACCAGCTCAGCCGGGTCGGCGGTTTCCGCGAGCTCGGCAATGTCGTGGCCAACGGCCAGCACATCGCGACGCACTCGGTGGGCTCGAACGATCTCGGCATAGCTGCGGATGTTGGCGCTACTGGGCACGCTTTCGGCGATCGCGTTGAGATAGGCCAAACCGCCCGCCGCCTCCGCTCGGCCAGCCGCCAAGAGCGCATCGTGGACCGTCAACACGTCCGCCGGCTTTGAGGCGTTCAGCAGCGCTGCCGCCGCGTCGAAAATCAGCCGATGGTCATGGCGGTAAAAATCGTCAGTGGCCAGCAGGTCGCCCAGGCGGTCCCATGCCCGGTTGTCGAGCAGCAACCCGCCGATGACGCCCTGCTCGGCGTCGACAGAATGCGGAGGAACACGAACCGATGCGGCGCTCATGCTGCCTCCTTGTGGGCGTGGAGGCGCTGGGCCTGGACACCTTGCGTGGTCAGGGCGAACTGACCTTCAGCGTTCGCGTACCAGAGGCGGTAGTACCCCTTCGTGACGTAGTTCAGGAAATGCCGACGCCAGTCCGACTGCAACCGGCGCTCGTTGGCTCCCTCCGGCCCATGCTCGGCCTTGAACACGTCCCAGGCCAGCTGCACGAACTCCATCGGCAAGCCAACACCGTCCACGTACTTGCGCAAAGGCTCGTAGCCGCTGATCGCCGTCTCGCCGGCCTGTCGGCAACGGTCGATGAAAGTTTTCAGCGTGCAGCGCTCTTTGCGTTCCCGCTTGGGTTTGGCAGCCGAAGGCTGGTCGGACTCGTCACCCCCCTGCAAAGGGGGGTTGGGGGGTATTTCTTCTTTATCTTCTTCTTTATCTTTATCTTGGCGTTCTTGTGCGTTCGGCTGCGTTCGCTCGCGTTCGGCCTGTTGCTTCTTGCGTTCACGCCACGCTTTTGCCCGCTCGGCCGAGCCATCTTCCCTGGCCGGCTGGCGTTTTGACCAGCCGCTTACCTGCTCACCTTCCATGACGCGGCCTTGCATCGCCGCCAGAATGGCCTCGACCTGGTCGTTTTCCATGTCCAGTGCGGTCGCGACATCCTCCACGCATACGCTTTGCGTTCGGCCGCGTTCGGTTTCGTTCGACGAAGCGTCAACAAGCACATGGAGATAGACCGCGATGACATCGCCAATGCGTTGCTTGGACACCCGGGCAATCGTTCGCCACTTCGGATCGTTGGGCAGGTCATGCCACAGACGGAGCCACTGATTAGCCATCATTCATCTCCCTTCACCAGACGGCGCAGCGGCTCCACGGCGCGCTGGTAGTGCAATTCGACTTCGGCCGGCCACTGTCCCTTCTGGATCAGCGCCGCCCTGGTGGCGTCCACGTATTCCCATTCACGCTTCCAGCGTTCGGCACGCGGCACCCCGCCTTGATCGTGCAGGCGGTGCAGCTCTGGCGAAAGCGGAAAGCACAGGCTGTCGCAGGCCTTCAGGCCAGTTCCCTTCGTGATGTTCACGTGGCAGGCCTGAGCCGGCGCACCAGTCACCAGACAGCCGAGCGCCACGACATTGCGGCGGTGCTGCTCACTACGCAGCAGGGTCGGCAGCTTGTGGCCGAGCGGCCGATAGAAGCCCATGACGACCTCGACCTTGTGGCCAAGGCCCTTCTCGCGCTTCGGCTTGGTACGGCGCATGGGCGTTTTTCGCTGGAGCGTGGAGGCGCGCATCAGGCATCCCGTCCCAGGCTCGTCCTGGACCATTCCACGCCCCGCTCATTGCCGAAGGCATAGGCCAGTTCGATCAGGTCCTTCATCTCGCGCACGGTCATCCTGCTGGTGCGCTGCCCGAGCAAGACCATGCCGCCGTCGATCCCCATAGCCATACGGGTTTCGCGTCGCAGGCTTGCCGTCAGGATGTCCTTGACCTCTTCGGCCTCTACCGTCACTAGCCCACCGTTCACGACAAACTGCACCTGGCGGCTGATATCGGTCAGGATCGACCACATCATGTCGTTCTGCGCGAGTGAGCGAGTCCTCGGCTTAATCTCCACGCGATAGCCTTCGGGCGCGTTCGCGCAGGCATGCGCAGCGTTGCGCCGAGCCAACGGATGGGAGAGGACGAAGACCTGCTTGTCCATTAGCTCTTCCTTTTCCACGTCTCTTGACGAGCCTGCAAGTACTTGAAAGCCAAGCTTTCAATGGCCTGCTGCTCGCGCTGATCGACAACGACGGCATCGCTAGGCGCCAGCTGGAAGTCAATCGCGGCCAAGAGCTGGCAGACCTTCTCCAGATCCTCCTTCACCCGGCTGACCGTGCTGGCCGAGGTGCCCATGAAATCCGCTGCACGCTCCTGCGTTACATCCGCAAGGCGCTGCAAGATCTCGCTGTGAATTCGTGCAGCGATCTTGCGTGTGCTTTCAACGTCATCGGGAGAAACTGTTTCGGTGCTCATCGAGTACTTCCTTATTCACAAAGAGCGGAGGGTGTTTCGTGAACGAAACGGAAAAGCTGTTGAAGGAGGCCGCCTCCATTGCGAAGCGGACCTTTATCGATCCGTCCGAAGAAGCGGTGCTGGAGATCTTTAAGGAGCTGTGCGCCGAGCGGGACCGCAATGCCTGGTCGACCGAGGGGCGCGAGAGCGCGACGGTGCATTGATGTCATGCCGCCCTCGCCTCGTCTGCCGGCTGGGGTTCCATATTGGCCGGCACCACGTGCCGTCGAAGTCCGCGGACACCAAGACATGCGCCAAGACGAGTAAGCGTCGTGTAGCCGGGGTTCGGTATCTGGCCGCGTACAAACTTGGAGATCCACGAATGTGAGACGCCGGATGAGGTGGCGATTGCTGGCCACTCCCCCCGGCGGGCGAGTAACCGATTCCGAATATCTTGGTCGAGTGGCAGGTTCATGCCCGCACATTAGCAAAACATTGCTAATAGATCAAGCAACACTTTGCTAGCAAGACATTGCACACTTCGCGCATGAGCAAGCCCACCCTCAATGAAATCCTCGCGACGAACCTTGCCCGCCTTATGGAGAAGACCGGCCATAAGCAAGCGTCATTGGCTGCCGCGTCCGGGGTGGGCCAGACAACGATTAGCCTTTACCTGAACCCAGGTCGCAGGCAGCCGAGTAAGAGTGGGAAGGTGCCTTCCGCGAAATTCGGAGAGGTGGAAGCACTAGCGGATGCCCTTGGAGTGATGCCCTGGGACTTGTTGCGTCCTGACGACGATGGAGAGGCGTCAGTTATCGCGGCTCCGCGCAAGCCGCTTGTCCCGCGCTCGGGGCGGCTGGTCGATATGGATGCAGCGGACGACCCATTCCCCATGCGAATCAAGGGGCCGGACCCTGCCCCCTGGGAGGGCGGCAAGACCACCAAGCAGATGGAGCGTGAGAGCCGGGGGCTGCGGATTAGCCAGGCGATAAACGTCGGACACGTGGAGGACTCTGGGTACTCTGCGAATGACCACGAATTCGTGCCGATCCCAGAGCTCGACGTGCGCATGGCCGCCGGCAAGCTTGGCATTGAGAACTACCAAGAGACAGAGATAGGCCAGATCCTGCTGCGCAGGTCATTCCTTGAGTCGTTCAAGCGGCCCATCAAGCGCATGAAGATCTGCTATGGGAACGGCTTTAGCATGGAGCCGGCCATACGCCACCGCAATCCCATGCTGGTAGACATCCACCCCGTCGCGTTGCATGAGGTTCAGCCGCGTTTCGTCTACGCCATCAACCGCGGCGGCGAAATGATTGTGAAGTGTTTGGAGCAATGGAACGATGGGACCTGGATGGCCATCTCGACCAATCTGGATCCTAAGTACCATCCCTTCCCGCTCGCGACGGACGACGGCAGCGATGTTCGTATCGTCGGTACAGTCCTCTGGTCGCCCTATGATCTGCGCAATGGCGTGGACGAACGGCTGTTGCTAGGCTGGCGCCAGGCTATGGGGCAATGAGGCAGTGAGAGAGTTTGGTCGTGGTCCATGGCGGCGCCAATTGTCGGCGTCTTTCCGGGTACGCATAAATGAATGAAAGTCGAAATTCGTTAGCGCTCGCCTCCTCCGACTCGATCGTGGAGCTAACAAGTCGGCCAGCCGAGTTCCCAATAGTTATCGCGTTCCCGAAATCAACCTCCATAGTCTATCCAACCGCCATCGCGACGGCGAAGGCGGCCTCCCGGTATCACGAGGTAATGGACGGCGCAAATTTGTCGCTACACCTCGCCGCCTTCGCTGCGGATAGGCATCAGTTCGCGCTAGCACAGTCGCTTTGCCGCCTTGTTTTGGGCCTTAGAGGCGTCCAAATTTACGTCAATGGGATCCACCAATCTGATCAGGAGTGGCGGTTTATTGATGTGCTGGAATGCTTTCTTAGATCATTTTCGGCGCAAGACTGGCGTGCCCATTGTCAAGTGGTCGTTGACAACCCGTTCACCGAAACGTGGTCCGGCAAAGCTGGCCCGTATCTGCTGCCCTGCCACTATATTTATCGGCATGGGTCGCAGGGCCACGCTCTTTCCAAAGCACACCCCTCGTCACTGACGCAGCAGATCCAGGCATCGGCGGCGCGCGTCGGATGCAGTTGGTGCCCCAACTTTCATCCTGAGGATTTCCGCAAACTCGATGCGCCATGATCGCACGCGGTTTGCGTCTCGCTCACCGCGTCAATCAAACGAAGTACTAAAGCAACGTCTATAAGCGACAACGGCGGGCGCTCCTTAGCCGCCCGCCGAATGGCAAGTTAAGTTCCGAGACGGTCTCTCGGTTTCTCTGTCAAACGATTACTCGTCAAACAGCGAGAGCTGGCCCGGATAAGACCGGCAATGTTCGCAAACATGCTCCCACCGCTCAAAGCGATAGCGGAGGTAGTCGCGGACATGCACAGCCTTCGGGTACGAGCATGTGACCATGCCGCCTCCTAATGGTGCGTAGTCAAAACGCCGGCGGCACTTGCCCTTACCTTTTGGTAAAGGTAGACTAACCCAGTCCGCCAAGACATGGGTTCAGGCTTTCCGCCGGGACCAAGAGAAGCCTTTAGGTGCCTGCGCCTAAGGGCTTTTCGCTTATGTGAGCCAACCGCGCATAAACGCCCTCCTTTAGTTCGTTGTCAAAAGCCGATTACGCCAGATCGTTATGGTCGGCGGTAGCAGTCGCTTCTGTCGGCGAGGCGCTCTCCGTTTGGTGAATCGGAGTTACATCTTTCTCCCTGTCGCTCACAAACTGTTTCCCGCGCTCCGTCAATTGGTAGTGGCTAACTGCCGGCGAGTCGAGCATGCCAAATCGTTTCCGGTAGACGTTCGCAAATGAAGTGATGTCTTTGCGCTTCATACCAAGGTCTAATTCGGTACAAAAAACTTCCAGCTCGTTCAGAGATTTCCCGCTCGTGCCGATGTATTGCAACAACAGCAAATTAGCCCTAGAGATGCGGCTGGGATACCGCAATTCATCGGATTGTTCACCTTGGACTTCCGGGCTAGCCAAGGATGCCGAAGGAGCATTGCTGCCGGGGTCCACCTGCGCGCCACACTCTTCTTCATCTTCTACCGCCAATTCGCGAAGAGTGGCAATGCGCTCTTCATGACGCGCGATCCTCCCTTGGAGAAGAACAATCTTCGCCTGCTCTCGGTCGATTAGCTGTTGATAAATTGGATTCATACGTACCCTCCATGGGGCCTGACGGCAATCTACCGCCATCTGATTCGTTACCGAGATTCTACTGAGAAAGGCCGAGTCAAACAAGCAATCACATAGGAATCGCGTAGGATCGTTCGGTAGACAAGATTAAAACTCACTCTCACTCCTGATACTGTTTTCAACGATATGTGCAGGGCCCGCCTAGCGCGGGCTTTTTTTCGCCCGTAGCAATCCACCTCTTCCGACCCGCGCGCCAACAGCTAGCAAAGTTTTGCTTGACTGAACTAGCAAAGTATTGCTATCGTTCATCCAACAGCTGCACAACGACTCGCAGAACGGCCTAGGCGGAAGCCAGCTCAGTAGAGGGTCAGCAGCAGCACCAGCAGTACCGCTCTTTAACAACCGATGTGCAAAACGTTCCGCATCCGCCGAGAGGCGATGCGACAGGGGAATTGCGGACGCCCTGGACAGAAAGACGCCGAAAACCGCTCATGCAAGGTGGCTGAACAGACTAAGGCCGGCCTGGTGCAGAACCAGGCAGCACAGAGCGCGTTCCAGTTGGACGCCAAGAATCGACCGATGGCGCGTAATCGTGTTGATGACTACCGGGAGCAGACCGGGAACCATGACCGCCCTGGCCTACGGGTGCAACGGCGGCGGCATGTTGGGCAGCGCCCCACCTGGAGCCGCGATGAGCGGGAGTGGCCAGGGGGAGCGCTGCCCCAGATTCTTCTGAATGCCAACCCATCCGGGTTCTGGCATTTCCAAGAACCTGGAGAAACCATGAGCAATGCATTCGTAGTTGGCCAATACGCCGAAGGCCAAGGCGGAATCTATATCGGCGTGACCGCGCAAGGGCGCCACCTGTTCGCTGCTTCGGCACCTCTGGATGGTGAGTTCGAATTCGGCGGCTACGGCGACGAGCTGGAGAGCTATTCCGACCTGGATGGCGCCGAGAACACCCGCAAGCTGCTGGAGCGCGGTAACCACCCGGCTGCTCTGGCCGCGACCGAATATACGGCGGACGGCCACAACAACTTCTACCTGCCGTCCCACCGCGAGCTGCTGCAGGTGGTTGCGGTGGAGGGCTTCAATGACGACGGCGAATACACCTGGACCTCAACGCCCTACGGCTCCAGCTACGCCTGGGCGGTGGATTTCGAGTACGGCTATGTCGACTTTTGGTCCCGCGACAACGAGTTCCGGGTTCGTCCCGTCCGCAGCATCATCGCTTGATCAATTAATCCCTTTGCCCCGGCGTGCCGGGGCATCCTCCCCACGGCTGCTCAGGCCGGCGCATATCAAGGCAAGGCCTCGGGCCCCTTGCCATCCCTTCAACTTTCCAACACGCGAAAAGCCAAAGCCCTCCGGTATGGGCGATTGGTGTGCGCCGCCCTGAGCAATCGAGTTTCACGCAGTCCTCCCCCACCAGTTCAAGCAAGTCGCCTATAGCAATCCCGGGCCCGGGAGCGTGATCGGCGATGCGCCGTGACTGGATGGCTGGAGGGCTGCACCTAACAAGGAATGCCCATGAGCAAGCCAAATCTGCCGCCGTTTCCGCCCCTTGAGGGAGACGACCCCGCGAACTTTTTCTGCGATGTGGTCAGCGTTGACGCCGCCATGACATACGCCCGCAGCTTCGCAGAGGAAGCTGTACGCCAGGCTCTGGCGGCGCAGCTGCCGGTTGCTGATGAGCGGGCGGCGTTTGAGGCGTTCCAGAGGGGGGCCGGGCTCGATGAGCTGTAT